GTGTTGGGGCATGATCCTTCAATCCCATACTACCCATATTTATAGCACAGACTAGTAATTTTTGCCTAGTTTGGTGTGGAGTCAAACACTGAGTTAGAGTATCAACGCACCAATAACAAACCCTTTAGCAAAAGCAATACAAGTTACTTGATAGTCAGTCCATCCAAACTTGTCCTGACACTTCTTGATAATTTTCTTATCCCATTCAACTACTTTATCAAAATACTTCTTCATCTTGTTCTACCTCCAGTTGTCTTCTTAGAAAAAGAACTTCCTTTTGAAGCTCATCCTTTTCGGTTTTTAATTGTTCGATTTCTTGTTCGTAAACAACAATCATTTGTTCAAGTCGTAGTACATCATTCTCAAGATCCCACCTTGGTTTGGGATACTGGGTGTTCATTTGAATAATTAGTTATTCATTTAACTTTTTCTTTACATTTTATATGGTTCTGTATCAGTAGTAATCTTAAGAGGTGCTTGTTCTATTCTAATAGTTTGAACAGGACCAGCAGGTGCTTTTGCTAAGATAGCCTCAATGTCTTTTGCTGTTACAGGAGGAGGTCCACCATTACCATTAGTAGCATTACCATTCTTATCCATCTTCATAGTACCATCACCCTTCTTAGATGCAGTCTGAATTCCAAAGCTAGCTAAAACTCCTGTAAAAACCGAAGCAATAAATGTAGGATCGATTTTCTGTTGTGGTACACCTGGAATCGCCACATAATTTAATGTCAATATTCCGCCGGACCACGCAAGGACCGTAATTCGCACCATTGTCGAGATGATTGCTGCTTGTTCGTCAGCATCAGGAAGAATAGCAGCCTTTGCTTTACCAAAAAAACCTTTCTTCTTTTCTACTACTTCTTCCTTTATATCTTCAGGCATAAAAATGAGAGCAACTCATTCTATTTAGAAAGTAGGTATTCCTAAACTAGTTTCAGAAGAAGCATTAGTAGAAGCTTCTTGACCAGGAAGTCCTAATCCTTCTCCTGTAAGAGCACCACCACCTAAACCACCACCTACTTGCTGCATTACTGCTTCAATTGCTTTCTCTTTTACATCTTCAATTATTGCTTCTCTGTTTACATAAACATAAGAACCAGCACCAATGACAGCAGCAAGTCCTACAGCAGAAACTGATGCAAGGACATTAGCAATAGTGTTGAAGCTAACCTTTGAACACGCCATTATTCTTTTCCTATTATGGATTTGTATTTATACGCTATTATAGTATGCTTTGAAATAACTGACAAGCCCTGAGGTAGTTACCTGCTTTGATGTCCACTCTTCTGCACAAGAATAAATGGATGTATTGGAATGTGTAGTACCAAAATTCTTTAAAAGAATTATAAGTGTCTCCTCACGCAATTTCATCTTGTCACTCAAAACAACTCATCCTCCTTTCCTAATTCTATTGTAACATCAGATGTAGGATAAGCAACGCAAGTAAGAACAAAACCTTCTTCTATCTGGTCTTCATCCAAATAGGTTTGATCATCTTGATTGACTGTACCTTCTACTATCTTACCAGCACATGCTGAACAAGCACCTGACCTGCAAGATGAAGGAGCATCAATACCCTCCTCTTCTGCTGCGTCTAATATGAGAGTATCTCCATCACATTCAAAAGCACTCTCTTCCCCCTCTGTATCTATTAGTGTAACTGTATACGAAGTCATTGTAATTAATGCAACCAAATGTATATATTATTTTAATTATTATCTAATGTCAATACTGTCGTCAAAATAACAAATGTTCCAACTACTACTACTGTTAAAAATAATTCAATAGTACAATAATGTAATAAACTCATATCAATCCCAAAGAACCTGCTGTAATACCTATACTAACCATACCAAAAAATTCCAACAAGCCCATAGATTCAGGTGGAATAGAAATTAATGTTTGTGTTACTGTTAAAATCATTTTATCCTTGCCAGATCATGTCTGGCATTGCTTGTGGACCTGGTTTCATTACAACTAATAAGATGCCATAGCATACAAACCATATGATATTAAAAATCCATGCTTGTCTATAAAGATACTTACGTACTGCCATAGCACGATTGATCATCATAGCATCCCTATGCCACTCAGGATTACCTAATCTTCTTATAATCTGCTCAATAATAACTGCAACAATAGTACCTATCACCAATGGATAGAATACAAAGTTAGCAAAGGACATTATTGATATTAAAAAAGTCATGAAAGAATTAAAGGAAGTAATGTATTACTGAAATAAAGATATGAACCAACTAAGCCAAAGAAAAAGATTTGAGGCATGGTAATAGGTATTAATACTATAAGTATATATACCTTCTTAAAGTTTTGTCAAGAAAAAATAAGTAAAGATACCTACCACACCAACCATTGATAAACGTCCAAATTGATTTTCAATCCACCTACAATAATAATGTTTCCAATCCATCATGCACCACTAGGAACAGGAGAATAAATTGGTTGCATCATACCCTTACCACCATCTTGATCATCATCATCCTTATCAGCACCAGTAGCCAAATAGATGAGAAGAATAGTTAACATAGGAAGAAAAGGATATAATAATACTATCTGAGTATCCGACATTAATCTTAAAAATATGAGTAATTATTTAGTTATGTTAAGTATTTAAGCTTATTGTTCATTCATTTCTATCCACTCAGCATTATTCCTACAGTATGCATTAGCATCTATCTTCATTCTTATATGAGCGGCAGTATGTATACCTTCTATCATAGCAACCAGGGATAAAAATATTACAGGCATCATCCATAGAGGATGTCCTAATACTTCAGATGTTTTTTTCATATACCTTATTAATGTGGTAGGTTCCTATCGCCGCTACTCCTGAACCTACCGAAGGGGAGTACCGCAGTCTAGGTAGCGATGCCTTGACTCTTATATTATAGCATAAAAAAAGACCCCCTGCAATGCAGAGGGTCTGATCCATCTCGAACTCCTGATTATTTAGAGTTCTGTTGCTACTGGTTCAGTAACGGATTCATTTCAGAATACGAACTTAACACCAACTTTAGTTCCCCAATCAACTACTGTGTCACCAGATGTATCTTCACCATTAGTAGCTCCTGAGAACTCACCATAGATTGAAGTAGCATCAGCAACTGCATAAGAAGCACCTACCTTACCAGATAGTTCTGTCTCATAATCATCAGTTGTATCACTATGATTTACCTTTGGACCGCCTTGGACATAATATGCAAGCTTACCTTCTGAAATTGTACCTTCATAACCTACGTGAATGTCAGTACCAGCATTGCTGTACTCTCCATCAGGATAGCTTAAGTTGCTTTCTACATTCACATAAGGACCAGCAAAGGCAGCTCCAGAGAGTAGAAAAGGTGCAGCTGCAGCAGCTGCGATTGTTGATTTGATAGACATGATTGTTTTATTTGTATCTCGCAAGCATTAAAAAGCCTGCGGATGTTAAGATTCCCGACATGGAATCCCTTTAACATTCTACACAGGGTTACGATTATTTCGAGTCCTTTGTATGATTTATTTATCTTAACAGAACTTTACGGGTATGTCAAGCTTGTTGGGTCGGTGTAGCTTCTGCCACACGTCCCCTATAAGGATCAAACTCAGTGATGGCCTCAACAGTCATCTGTGCTCCTTGCTGATCCCAGAAATTTCTTATACCATCATGATTACCCTTATGGAATATCCCTATGTGCTCTGGATGTATAGTAGAACCCAACTCAATTTTATAAAGAAGAAGAGGACAAGCATATGTGATACCTGAATTGTATATCAAATCATCTGCTACTGGTCTAGGCTTAACACCTTGGTCTAACTTATACTTTTGTTGATTAGTATATCCACCTCTACAATGAAACTTAACTAACTTCTCTGCATGATGACGTGTAATAACATAACATGCTGTAGAAAATTCATTTACAAATCTAGTATGAATAGGTACAACTATATCTCCAGTACATATAATAGCAATCTGTATTACATCCCATGCATAAGGAACCCTAGCAATAAAATCCTGCCAAGTAAAGTTCCAATTCCTAGCAAGACTTATATCACAATCATCCTCCATCATAACAGCATAAGGAGCATCACTTGTATCTAAAAAATGCTTCATTGCTTTGAGATGGGAAGTCACACATCCAATCTCACCAGACGACATAGCATCTGGATACTTACCTTTAATAATATCTCCTAAATCATCTTCCCTACCATCATAAGCAGACACTCTTTCATAATCAGTGAGTTGCCAATACTTAAATTGGTCTTCCATATAATGCCAACGCTCTGGTTGACCATCTAGATTAATACAATAGATAGGT